GAATGCCGCGCAGACGGATCTCTCCGGCTGGCGGCGGGGTTGGTTCGTGCTCCCTGTGTCCGCAGACGTTCGGTCTGCTGGGGAGCGCGTATGCACTTGTCAAAGATCACCGACGGGGGAAGTATGCCATGGCATCGACCATCGGTCAACCATTGGTCTACAACATTCTCGACAGATTTGGCGAAAGTGCGAAAAGCCAATTAGGAAACGCGGAAAAGTTTTTTGTGCTGCGCGGTTTGCAGGTAGAAGACGCGCATGGAGCAGAGCGACGACTGGCTGGCGGAGTTCGTGCACAAATTCACGAAGTCTGCGGAGCGGAAGCAAGTGTGGCTGCGAGCGTGGGTTGAGGGCGCAGGCTGGCGCGGCGCGTGCGCGGCTGCAGGCGTCGCAGAGAGCACGCCAGCAGGCTGGGCGCGGAGCGACCCGGCGTTCGCGGCGGCGCGCGCTGCGGCGGAGCAGGTCGCGGCGGAGCGGCACGAGGATGCACTGGACGCGATCGCGTCCGGCGCGGTGCAGGGCTCGCAGGTGCAGTTGAACGCGATCGCCCTGCGGCTGCGCGCCTTGAAGCCCGGGCGGTACCGCGACGGGGCGACGCGGGTCGAGGTGTCCGGCGCGCTGCGGGTCGAGGACGGGAACGCGACGCGCGCGCTGGAACTGCTGGAGCGGTTCGCTGCGGCTGCGCGACTTCGCGCTGCGCAGGCGGAAAGTCCGCTCGCCCTGCCGGAGTCGTCCGATGGGTGAGCCACAGAGATGGGCGGATGGACGGGGTCGCCCGAAGGGCGCGACCGCCAAGTGGCTGCGCGCCCGGGCGGAGGCGAGGCGAGCAGGCGGCGAGGCGTGGGCGGCGTGGCAGGCGGCGCACCCGGGCGGCGTGCCCACCCCGGCGGAGCGCGCGGCGGCGACCAAGGCGCGGCGGCGGCGGGGCAGGGGGAGGGGGGGCAAGGCGGCGGGGGCGGGGGGGGCGCCTGCGTGCGGATCCCCCGGGGGCGCCGCGCCGTCGGAGTCCCACCCCCCTCTGCGTCACGGTGCCCCCGTTTCCCCCAGTACGGATCCCCTATGCCTCCCTTCTTGGCCTGCGGACCCGGCTGATGTGATGGCTTTGCGGGAGTTTGTGGTCAGGGGGGCGAGCGAGAGCGAGCGCGCGGATCTGTACGCCCTGTTCAAGTCGGATCCTGCTGCGTGGCTTGCACTTACGGCGTGGACGTACCGGGTCAAGCAGGTGGGAGAGGACGGGCGCGAGAAGCCTGTGGAGGTTCCGGACGTTCCGTTCATTCCGTGGCCTGTGCAGATTGGGGCGATTCGGCGGTTGGTGTCGTGTGTTCGGGACGGTCGGGACGCGGTGATCCGGAAGAGCCGCGACATGGGTGCGTCGTGGGTGGTGCTTGGGTTGGCGGTGCATGGGTGGTTGTTCCATGGGTGGCAGAGTCTGTTGGTGAGCCGCGTGGAGGACAACGTGGATCGGACGGGCGACCCGGACAGCCTGTTCTGGAAGGTGGACTACTTGCTGGCGAGCCAGCCCGGGTGGCTGTTGCCGTGCACGCTTCCGGAGATGCGCAAGGGTGGTGCGTACAGGCAGCACATGGTGTTGCGGCACCCGGTGAGTGGGGCGACGATTGCGGGTCAGGCGAGCGGCGCGCACATTGGTCGTGGTGGACGCCGGACGTTCGTGCTGTTCGACGAGTTCGCGGCGTTGGAGGACGACGAGGCTGCGTGGCGTTCGGCGTCGGACACGACGTCATGCCGGATCGCGGTGAGCACGCCGATCGGGTACGGGACGCGATACGACAAGTTGGTATCGGAGGCTCGCGGGACGGGGAACCCCGAGTTGATCGAGATGCTGTACTACCAGCACCCGGAGAAGGCGAACGGCGCGGAGACGCGGGTTGACTTCGACGGGAGCGTAACAGGGGTCAGCGGAGGGACTTACGTCTGGACTCCATGGCTTGGCGACCAGTTGCGCAAGCGTGACAAGATCGATCTGGCGCAGAACGTGTTTGCGGAGGCGATGGGTGCTGGTGCGGCGTTCTTCCCCAGCGTGTCGATCACGAGTCACAGGCGGGAGTTTGGTCGGGAGCCTCGTCGTGCGAACTGGGTGAGGGGTCGGTGGGTGGACAGTCCGACGGGTCGGTGGCGGTTGTGGGGGGAGCCGGACGTGGGGTCGTACTCGGTCGGGATGGATCCGGCGTATGGAACGGGGAACCACGCGAGTGCGGTGGCGGTTCTGGATGCGTCGGATCGTCGGCTGGTGGCGATGATGGTGGACGCGAACATCACGCCTGCGGACTTGGCTGCGGAGGTGGCGGACGTGTGCAGGGGTGCGTTCCGGGAGGCGGTGGTGGCGTGGGAGGTGAACGGCCCGGGCCAGAGCCTGCAGCGTGACTTTGAGGCGCAGCGGTTCAATCGGGTGTGGAAGCCTCGCAAGGAGGGGAAGACGACGCACGGGATCGTGGACAGGGTGGGGTGGGTGTCGAGCGAGCAGAGCAAGCGGCTGCTGCTCGGAAACCTGTCGAGGGCTGTGCAGCAGGGGGAGATGGTGATTCCCTGCACTGGGACGCTGGACGAGATGCTGGCGTATGTGCTGGACGGGAACGGTCGGGTGATCCCGGGTCGGCTGCGGGACGAGAGCACGGGTGCGCGGGAGAACCACGGCGACAGGGTGATTGCGCTTGCATTGGCGTGGATGGCCTTGGATGATGCACCTGTTCCCGGTATGGAGCAGGTGGATTACTCTCCCGGGACGGCGGGTGACCTGCTCCGGCACTGGGAGGTATTCCGATGATCGCGAACGCTGACAGGGTTCGGAACTACTGCGAGGAGCACGAGATCGAGGCGCTGTTCGCCGACGGTCTGGACGATGCCGTGATCGGGCTGACTCGCGACCTGTCGAGCGGTGCGTACCGGGTCGTGTATGACACTGCTCGCGTGGTGCATGTCCTGATCAACGACCACGGGATGGACTACGACGAGGCGGTGGAGCACTTGGAGCACAACATCGTGGGCGCGTTCATGGGCGACAACACGCCCGTGTGGTCGTTCCTCCCAGAGGAAGGTGAGTGATGGCGAAGCGCAAGCAGGGGCCGAGTCTCGCGGTCGGCAGGGGCGAGAAGTTGCCCGTGTCGCAGGGAGCGGGACTGACGGCCAAGGGTCGGGCGAAGTACAACCGCGCGACCGGGAGCAAGTTGCAGGCTCCGACGAAGGACAAGAACGATCCCCGCCACAAGTCCTTCTGCGCGCGCAGTCGGTCGTGGAAGGGCGAGCGCGGCATGGCTGCGCGGAAGCGATGGGGGTGCTGACGTGGCGAAGAACTCGCTGGTCGGGAACATCAACAAGCGTCGCAAACTTGGGATCTCGCGCCCCAAGTCCAAGTCAACCGTCAGCGCGAAGTCCTACGCCGCCATGAAGAGCGGCTGGAAGAAGGGTTAGTCATGCCGAAGGTCGGAAACAAGTCGTTCCCCTACACGAAGATGGGCAAGATGCAGGCTGCTGCCGCCGCGAAGAAGTCCGGCAAGCCGATGAAGAAGGCGAAGAAGAAGTAATGCCCCTCAAGTCGAAGGCCCAGCAGGGCTACATGTTCGCGCAGAACCCGCGAGTCGCGAAGGAAATGGCTTCCAAGACGAAGTCCATGAAGAGCCTTCCCGCCCGTGCGAAGAAGACGGCCAAGAAGGCCGGACGGAAGGGTCGCTGATGTTCATCAAGATCCGCAGCACGCACTTCCCGATCGACTCGATCGACCAGATCGACGACATCGGCGGTCGGGTGCGGGTCACGATCTCGACTGGGATCAAGATCGACCTTGACCCGATCGAGGCGGAGAAGGTGATGCGTCAGGTCGAGTCGATGAACGTCGCTCGCCTGCAGCCGGAGACGCCTCCGTCTGCGGTGATCCTCGCGCGGGTGTCCGCGCTTGAGGCACGGGTGATGTCCCTGCAGGCGTCGCTGCTCGCGCTGGAGGCGACGCGCGCCAAGCCGAAGGTGAAGTCCAATGCTTGATTTCTCCAACATCTCCAAGATCCGCGACGAGATCGACCGCGCGGAGTACTTCCGCGACGTGCATCTCCAGACCCCGAAGGAACTGCGCGAGTGGTTCTGCGGTCAGGGCTACCGCGACGGGTACGGGGTCGATCACCCCGAGAACGCGGTGCACTCGTACATCAGCATGGTGCTGCCGCGCATCATCCACGACAACCCGAAGGTCAGGGTGACGAGCGCGCGACCGCAGGTGCAGCGCACCGCGTGCGTCGCGATGAAGGCCGCGCTGAACCGCTGGTCGAAGATGACCCGCCTGCGCGGGACGATCGAGCGGATCGCGACGGACATGCTGCTCGGCTGGGGCGTGGCGCTGACGGTGAACGAGCCGAAGGGCGCGGAGCGGAAGTGGGACGCCGACGGCCCCTACCTTCCCCGCGTCTACCGCATCGATCCTGCGCGATTCATCATCGATCCTGCGGCGATGCACTGGGAAGAGGCGCGCTTCTTCGGGCATGTCTGGGTCGGCGACAAGGAGGATCTGCTCCGCCGTGCCGAACTCGACGAGACGTGGAACAAGGAGGCGATCGAGGGTCTTGCGACCAACAACGGCGTGGACGAGTTGCGCGACAGCCGCGACATCCCGGAACGCTACGAACTCGCGATCTACGAGATTTGGGTTCCGGAACTGGATCCCATGGCTGCGGAACTGATCGACGACGTGACGGACTCGGCGCTGTTCAACGGCACGATCTACACGATCGCCAAGTATCAGGGTGGGTCGGACAACTGCCAGTGCGAGTTCATCCGCAGGCCGCTGCCCTACTACGGGCCTTCGACTGGCCCGTACACGATCTTCGGCGCGTTCAGCGTCCCGAACGACCCATATCCGCTCTCCCCGATCGTTGCCTGCCGCGACCAGATCGAGTACTGCAACGACATGGCGAAGAGCCAGCAGGAGAACCAGAAGCGGTACAAGCGGATTCTGGTCGGCGACGCCAAGAACCCCAAGTTCCTGCAGGACGTCGTGAACGCCCCCGACATGTATGTCTTTGCGGAGGCAGGACTTGACGCTCGCAGCCTGCAGCCCGTCGAGGTCGGCGGCTCGACGAACCAGCACATCCAGTCGGTCGAGACCGCCAAGGAGCGGCTGGACAGGGCGCTCGGCATGTCCGACGCCATGCGCGGCAACATTGCCGGGTCGGCGAGCGCGACGGAGGTCGCGGTGGCGGAGTCCGCCAGCACCATGCGGATTGCCCACCTGAAGCGTGCGTTTCAGGACAGCATGGATCTCGTTCTGCGGAACGTGGGCTGGTACATGTTCCATGACGGTCGCGTGACGCTCCCTGTCGGAGGGGAAGACACCGCCGCCATGGGACTGATCGATCCCGTCTTCGTCGGCGGGTTGAAGGTGGGGGCGTGGGAGGACATGCAGATCGACGTGGACGCCTACAGCATGGAGCGGACGAGCGAGATGCTTGCCCAGCGCCGCGCCGTGGAGACGTTTCAGGTCGTCACGCAGGCCGCGCAGGCCATGCCCATGATGCCGTGGGTCAAGTGGAAGGATCTGCTTGGCTTCCTCGGGGACGCCCAGAACGTTCCGCAGATGTCGGAGTTCATCGACGACAGCCAGATGCAGCAGGTGCAGCAGTCCATGGCGGCTCCCCAGAATCCGCAAGGGGGGGGTGTTCCGCAAACGGCTGCGCAGCCGTCTCCTACTGGTGAGGCTCCCGCCGTCCCGCCGTCCGCGCAGGCGGCACTCCAGAGCGCGCGGAGCAGAATGTGATGCCGTCATACGACTTCGTCAACTCCGAAGGAACCATCGTCGAATGCGTCTTCGCCATGCGGGACGTCCCGGCGATCGGCTCGACGTATGAGCATCCGGAGTTCGGCACGATCGTCCGCGTCGCCTCGGCGTCGCAGATCAGCCCGAACTTCACCACGGGAACCTATCCCTACGTCAGCCATGCACTTCCGCGCAATCTGCCGGGAGTCAAGTGCGACGCCAAGGGGCATCCGATCATCCACAGCCGTCGCGAGGAACGCAACGTAGCGTCCCGGCACGGCTATGTACGAGCAGAGGACTGACATGGACAGCGACGCTGAACCCATCGTGCAGGCCGAGACTCCGTCCAGCGGGGCGGAGGAGCAGGTCAAGCAGGACACGACGCAACCCATCGAGGCCGAGCAGGCTGAACCGATGGACGATGACGATCTTGTTCTGCAGCAACTGCTCGACGAGTTGTCCGCAGAGGAAGTTCCGGCATCCAGCGAGGATTCGTCCTCGTCCGATCCGGAGCCAGTTTCGGAGACTCCCGCATTCGACCGTGATGCGGTCGCCAAGATCCTGAAGAGGGATGGCGTACCCGACGAGATCATCCGCACCGCGACGCCGGAGACCCTGTCCAAGTGGGCAGAGGCTGCTTCCAAGCGTCAGAAGGACGTTGACTCGTATGGCGGTCGTCTGAAGGAACTGGAGGCACGTCTCGCGAGCGCGCAGCCGGAAGCGGCGGTGCAGGCCAACACGCCTGCAGTCCCGCAAACCCCGGCGGATCCGTTCGCGCAGATGGCGGCGGTGTACGGCGAGGATCTCGTCGCTCCCGTCCGCGCAGCCTTCGTTTCCCAGCAGCAGCAGATGCAGGAGCAGATGCTGCTTGCGCAGGCCCGTGCCGCCGATTCCTCGCTGCGAGTCCAGTACGGAGCCAAGGCTCCGTCGTGGGACAGCGTCGTGGCGAAGATGTCGGAACTCGGGGCTGCAACGCCCGGTGGATATGCAAGCGTCGATGCACTCGCCGCTGCTGCCTATCAGGCGATCGTTGGATCGAAGCCGTCCACGTCCGTGAATCCGCGTGCCAACCAGCCGACCGCCCCGAAGGGTGGGCCTGCCCCGGTGAAGCCGCCTCCGCGCGACGAGGACGACGACATCCTTGACCAGATCATCTCGGGCGGAAACAGTCGTCTCCGTCCCGCAACACGCAAGTAAGGAGCAAGGCAAATGCCTTCGATTACCCAGTTCAACGACTTCATGCAGTCCACCGGGCCTGCGTACCTGAAGTCCGCCGATGCCGTCATCAACGAGGCCGTCAAGAACAACTACGTCCTCTCCCGTCTTCTCAAGGAGAAGGCCAGCGAGACTCTCGTTCAGGGCGGCACCACCGTCAAGGACGTGATCGTCTTCGACGACGCCTCGACCTACCAGAAGTACCAGCCCAACGACACGTTCACTTGGACGAACCCGCAGGTCACCGACACGCTGACCGCGCCGTGGCGTTTCTCGATGGACTACATGTCGTGGACGGATCAGGAAGTCGAACTCAACGACGGCGACGCCAAGGTCATGTACAAGCGTCTCAAGCGCGTCAAGGAGATGCGCATGTGGACGTCCATGCTCAACGGCATGGAGAACGACCTCTGGCAGTCCTCGTTCGGCAACGAGACCGCGATGGAAGGTTCGGGCGGCAAGGAGCCTTACGGCCTCCCCGCGTTCATCACCGAGAACGCCACGTTCACGACTCTGCTCGGTGAGCGCGGCGGCAACCCGTACAACTCGTCCGGCACCCGCTGGACTTCGGTTCTCGGCATCAACCCGACCAACGATCCGCGTTGGACG